ACATGGCTTGTCTTGGGTGGAACCAGTACAGATGGTTCAACGTTGACAGATTTAACTACGGTTTTAAATGGCAGTATTCGACAAATCAAATACTACCCAACCGCGCTCACAAGCGCGCAACTGATTGCGATGTCCACATGATCGACTATTTCCTACGCACATCGACCAAGTCAAATATGGAATCCTGCTTGCTTGCGGCGGGTGTCGCAACCCGCAACGCCAGCGGCGACATCATTGGTCAGTGGGACGGCGGCCGCGTTGACATCGATTTCATTGGCAAAATTTACGGAATCGTTGATAAGGAAAGCGTAGTGATTGATGAGCGATACCACGCCAACCTACGCGTAAGCGGCGGCGACATAGCGCAAGACCAACTAGATGAGCTACCAATTCTTGACCCGGCGCCAACCACACCCATGCGAGTATTTGCATAATGCTAAACACCACCGTAACCACCGCGCCAAGTTTCGAGCCGATTAGCCAAGCTGTATCTAAAACACATTGCCGGGTCTACCATAGCCTAGATAATGACACATTTGGTACAGGTAGCGTAGGTAGCGGTTTAATCACCACCGCGCGCCTCATCATTGAAAATGAAATACGCGGGCCAATTCCCAACACAGGATTCACTACGGTGTTCGATTCATGGCCCGCCGCGCGCGAAATTGTGTTACCGCGTTGCCCGCTGATTAGCGTTGCTAGCGTAACCTATGTGGACACAGCTTCAGCAACCATTACGCTGAGCGCGTCAACAGATTACATTGTGAAGAGCTACAACGGGATGGGGCGCATTATGTTGCGCGATACCGCAGAATGGCCAAGTGATTTACACAACGGCGGCGAAGGCGTAATTACGGTGGTCTACACCGCGGGCTACGGCGCCAGCGCGGCGGTAATCCCCGAAGCGTTGAAACACGCTATTTTATTGCAGATTGCTTCACTGTACGAATTCCGCGCCTCTATGAGTCCAGTACAGATCAGCGTTAATTCAACTATTAAAAATTTGATATCGCAGTATTCAAACGGTAATTACGTATGAACCCTGGCTTAATGCGGACACCGTTACTAATTAAGTTTAGGAACATTACGGTTTCCTCATACGGGCAACCGCTATTTACATACACAGGCACCACCTACATAGCCGGGCAAATTACAGAATGCTCAGGTGAAGAAAAGTTAAACCACCACAAAATGGATCAAATCGTAACCCATAAGATTACGACAAACTTTTACCCTGGTATTTCAACTGGTGACAGATTTACCGCCAGCGTAAGCCGTGATAGCAACAATGCTAGTTTCACCAAAACCTATGAAATTATAAGCGCTATAGATTATAGACAGGAAGGGCATACTTTAAATTTTATATGCCGGGAGGTGGATGATGGCTGATGATATGGGAATCCAACTAAACCAATTCGCAGATAATTTAAAATTGCTAAAGAGAGAATTGGTAGGTAAAATTATTGCTAAAGCCATGCGTGAAGCAATGGACCCAGTACAGCGCGTGGCTGGAGCGCAATACTTGCAACGCACAGGCGCGCACGATTTCAATCAAACTGAAGCAAAGTTATTAAATAGGTGGGGTGGAAGTAAAAGCAACCAGCACCCAGTGGGTGAAAGCCGTCAGCGCGTTGCGGCTTCTATTTTAAAAATCAAAACAAAGTCTATTAGGGGAATTAGAAAAGCGGCTAGCGGTGAACCGCGGGCAATCCTTTATAAGCTGTTCGGCAAGACCCAAAATAGCTGGCTTTTGGAATTCGGAAGATATAAAGACGTTGCTAGAAAATATCACGGATGGGGAACACTACAAAAGGTAGTGAACACTATGGAAACTTTTACCCAAGGTAAACTAGTTTCCAGCGTAAAAGAGCAAATGGATAAAGCCGCCAACAAGTTTTGGCGCAACTTTGCAAAGTTTCCAAGCGCGTCAAAAGGCGGGTCTAAATGAAGTTTATAGCCGGCGTCCACAACGCTATCGCGCAATGCCCGTCTTCTATTGCTTTGGTTTCCAGCAAGGTTTATCAAAGTTTTGCGCCGCTGACAGCCACCATGCCTTATTTAATTGTGGGCGCGCTAAGCGATGAGGCCGTAAGTCCAGCGCTTGACGGGAACAAAGATACGCTAAGAAAAGCCAATATACCTATAATGTGCGTTTCTAGCACTGTTTCAAGTTCCGCAACAATTGCCGATACGCTGAGAGTTGAATTATATAATGCCCGTGGTACACTAGCCACGGGTACAACGGTTTTAAATATACACGTCTTGGACACGAATTATCAGTGGGACCCAGGCGAAGACGGAACAGAGAATGGCGCACATATATGCATAATTAATTTAAATTTCTTTTACAGAGCAACCACACCGGCACCAGTTACTTTCGTAGCTGGACCATAACACAAAGGATTATAATCATGGCAGTAGCACTAGGAAATGGCGCAACACTTAAAGTGGGTAGTTCGGCAACACCATCTACACTTGTAGCAAATTTGACCACAGTAAGTTTTGACGGGTTTAAAGTTTCAACAGTTGAAACTAGCGCCCTTTCGTCAAATTATAAAACGTTTATTCCTGGGCTTTTGGAAGGTGGCAGTATAACTATCACCTGCAACAGCGACACTAGCGACACAGGACAAAGCCTATTAACTACCAATATGTTAGCTAAAACGCTGACATACTTTATTCTGACGTTTGCCGACGGTTCAATCATTGGCGGCACCACTGGAGATCAAGCTTACGTGGATTCGTACAAGACAGACGCCAGCGTGGATTCCGTTCAAATGGCTACATGGACCCTTAAGACCACAGGCACCCTACAGGTTGCATAATATGGCAACCACCCGCGCACAATTAGCCGCGTTAAACGCAACCATTCCCACCGCTGAAATTATTATTAAGGGTGTGGGAGTGGTTAAGGTACGTTCGCTAACGGCGGGGGAACGTGATAGCTGGGAGCAGTACGTATATAATTCACGAAAACCAAACGAAGCCGTAAAGAATTTACGGGCTTCGTTAGTGGTACGCGCGATTGTGGATGACGCGGGTGCAAGAATCTACGGTGACACTGCGGAAGATATGGAGGAAGTTTCCTCCCTACCCGCAAAAGTGGTAGACCGCATTTATCGCCTCGCACAAAAACTTAGCGGCCTGGGCGCCGACGATATAGACGAACTAGAAAAAATCTAAACCAGCGCCCGCTACGAAAGTTTTATTTTACTTTGGCGCTGGAACTAGGCAAAACCGTAGCGGAAATTGAAACCATGAGCAGTTTAGAAATCAGCGAGTGGATAGCGTATAACAGGATTGACCCGCTTGGCCGTGAACAGCGCGGCGATTTGCGCGCGGGCATTGTGGCAAGCGTCATAGCCAACAGCCACCGGACACGTGGTAGCGCGTTTACAGCGCAAGATTTCCTACCGTTCCCATCCGTTAAGACACACGCGCAAAAGCAGACGCCAGTCGAATCAGTGCAGGAATTTAAACGATTAATTGCGCGGGGACATCATGGCTAATGCTGGTTCTATTGTTGCATCTTTAATTGTCAACGCTGACGGCGCCATCGCGGGTTTTAATGCTGGAACGGAAGCCGCGAAGAAAGCCGCCAATTCAATTGGTGGCAGTATTGCGCGAATAAATTCTAAGCAGATTAACTCCGCGGCCACAAACCTATTAAAGAATTTTGTTAGCCCAGCCGCGCTGGCGGGCGCTGGCGCGTCACTGCTTAGCGATTTAGTTAAAGGGTTTTCTACTGGCAGTACCAAAACATGGGAACAAGCCGGTATGAACATTATGACAAGCCTAAACAAAGGCTTGCAGTCTATCCCAATTGTGGGTGAATTTGGGAAATTAGGGGAAACAATCGGTAACGCATTCTTTGGTGTTGATAAGGCTAACGCTTCCATAGCGCAAACTGAAATTCAAATTGCAAAAGTTGACGCGGTATTAAAGCAACTTAAAAGCACCGCGGATTTAACTCTTAGCACTGAAGCAAAAATACGTAAAGATACTAGGCAGTTAAATATGACTGCTGATGCAAAAGAGCTAGACGATTATCAGGACAAACTAGACGCGGAATTAGATATGTCTATAGCGGCGCAATTAGCTTTATTTGATAGTACTGCCGGACCATCAAAACAACTATTAAAAGAAACATACAGCGCTGGAACAGGCGAGGGGGGCGGGTCACAAAGTAGTATTCTTGTAGATAATCCATTGTATGAACAACAAATGGACGAAAGGGTGCAAGCCCGCGCAAGAGCTGAGAAACGAATCCGTGAAGACACTGCCATAACTTTTGATATTGAATCAAGCAAAGTGGTAGACGCGCAACGCGAGCGGGCTAAAGCCGTTAAAGATGAGGCAGATTTTCAAAAGAGTATACAAGAGACAATTAGGGAAGCTGATGAGGGATACGATGCGTGGAAAATTCAAAGTGACGCAGACGAATTAGACCGAAAAAAACTACTTGCAAGAGTTGAAAAGGATTTAGCGAATGAGCGTTCAGATGCTTTGGACGCCGCCATAAAAGCCTACGACGCCTACGGAGAAGCCCAAGCTAATTTTGGAAATACTGTAGATGAAATTAAAAGAAAAGGCGCAGAAGACGCTAAGAATCAAAACGTAACTACTGGCTTGCAAACCGCAATAGGAGCGGTAAAGGTGGCGGGCGCTCAAGATTTCAGCGTACAAAAACAAATAGACATAGCCAAGAATGCACTGGCAGAATCTAAGCGGCAAAGCGATTTACTGAAAAAGATTTCAGAAAACCTACAACCAGGCAAGGTGACATAATGGCTTTAGTGTGGCAAAACGGTACGCGCTCCGCAACGTTTGACCGCGGCAAGTGGCAGGGTACGCAAAATTATACTGTTTATGACGATACGGGAGCCGCGATTAATGTTTACGATTTGGCCAGCACTGGCCCGCCCACCGTTGGTTTTGGTGGTGGGCAAGACCCTACGCTAGATACCTATCTACGCTCCGTTGGTTCAACGTACACGCCAGCGCCTGACGGGCGTAATCGCGTTTGGAACGTTACATATACGTTTGAATCCATAATGGGGGACGGTACTAATATTGCAACGTCGGACGTCTTGACCGAAACGGAAGTAAATTTCACAAGTTTCGAATGTAATATAACTTCTGAAATACTAGATATTTGGTATTCAAACCCAACGCTACCAAGTACTGATGCGCTTCGCAGTGATCCAGGCCTAAACTTGCTAGCCGGTGGTACGCCCGTATACGCCGGCAAAGACCCTATTTCATTCGTGTCCAGCGTAATGAGCATTTCAGTACGCAACGTAAGAAACGGAAGACCTGATTATTTGACGCTGGCGGGCATAGTTGGAAAGCGTAATAGCGCCGCGTTTACCTTTGGCGCTAATGCAACTGCGGCGCAAAATTTAATATGCCCTATTGGTTCATTATTGTTTGTTGGCGCCACCACTAGCCGCATAGGTCCCGACCAATACGAAGTAAACTTCCAATTTAGTTTCGACCCTAATTTATATTTCCTACGCCAGGTACCATTGATGGATACTGAGGGCGTCAGCATAGAATTAAAAAATACAGCGGCAGTATTCAGTGATGCAAACCCATACGGCGCCAAGAAAGTTTATTATAAGCAACCATTCCCATCCGTTACCGCCTTTAGCGCGCTT